ATGCGAGAATCATACCACGCTTCGCTCACCAGACTGCGTTTTCACACGGCCTCCAGAGAAAGCTGCCGTCATCGCTCATTGGTGAGCCGACGCAAGAGAACTGATTAGGCATGGCCGCTCAATCGTAGACAGCAGACGTCGCCTGGCTCGGGCCGCAACGTGACGGCCGAACAACCGCGCAAGCTGGTGTAAGGACTGGCACCGTAAGCGATCGAGACGCAAATCCGACCCCCGATCGTGCGATACTCACCGTCAGAGAAGCAAGCTGCCCGTCAGGTAATCCTTGACTGCGAACAGGTTGACTTCTTGCTGCCGCGCGTCTTCCGGATGCAGGACAATCGAGAGCTTATTCGCGAAGATCTTCTCGCGGGATGCGTACGCGAACGACTGGGCAATCATCTCGACGATCCGGCGTCGCGGCAGCTGAACTCGTCCGCGACCGCTGCCGATCGCCGGTATGGCGAGAGGCCCGAACTCGCCGCGCTTTGACACAAATGCCCACAGACCATCCAACGCTTGATCGAGCTTGCCCGCATCTGATTGCGCCGTGCCGTGCTCGTTGAGTTCGGCCATGGCCAGAAAATAGAAATTCTTGCTGTGTGCCGTAACCTTTGCCACCGTCCCGATCGGATAGCGCCTCTTTTTGCCCGGACTCAAGGCGTCCGCATGCTCGGCCCCGGTCAGCGACTTCCGGATCTGCTTGTCAAGCTCCTCGGACTTTCCGTCGAAGAAGCGCAGCAAGACCTGGCCTTGGATGCTCTTGGGATTGATCAGTCCGCTCGAGATGTCGGTGTCGAACGTCGTATTGCTGCTGACGACGATGTCCTCCTTGCTGTCCAGCAGGTCGGCGATCCGCACCTCGATGCACAAATCGCGCCTCGGCACCTTGTAGCTGACCTTCAGTTTCGGCCGGCGCGTCACGAGCACGTACAGTGCCGCGATCGCTAGCAGCACGAAGAACATACCTTTCGGGATCGTCTCCTTCGGAACGAGCCGGAAGAAGTCGAGGAGCCCGAACAGCAGATTCAACGCGCCGACAGCCGCCAGGAAATCGGTGCCGCCTCTCCTGGTGAAGATCGTATCTTTCCAATACGACCGCGTCAGGTACGTGCCGCGCATCATGCGGCGAGGTCGAGCGACTGATAAACCGAGTCGGGATAGTAGAAGGGCCCGGACTTGCCCTCGCTCTTGTACTTAGCGTGCGACGCCGGCCAGTTGTCCAGCGCGTGCGCGATGATCTTCTGCCCGAACGGCACGTAGATCGCGAGCTCGTCGCGGATCGTCGGCGGGCACAGATCGTCCCGGCTCCTCACCTTGTTCAGGTTAACGCCGATGATCGGCAGATCGAGCCGCAGCGCGACCTCCATCTCCCACTTCACGAACTTGGTCAGGTATCGGGTCTTCTCGCCGATCAGCACGATCAGCAGCTTCGAGTTCGCGAAGCGCTCCCGCAGCTGCCGCTTAATGCTCTCCTCTTGGCTCGAGTCGCGCGCCGAGTTGAGATCGTGCGCGTCGTGGAAGTTGAAGTCGTGGTGCTCGTTGTCCTTCCACGCGGTCATCAGGCGATACCAGTGCATGTCGGTATCGCCGTCGAAGCAGATGTACGTCTTGTTCCTGTAAGCCATGGTTATCCCCGTTATCAGTCGATGTCTGGCAATGTCGCCACCACCACGCCCTGCACACGGAAGTCCCGACGCAACACGATCGGCTTGTGTCTGGTATTCTTTGACCGCGGCATCAGCACCACGGCATCGCTCGACCGCCGCAACTCCTTGATCGTCGCCTCGTCGTCGACCAGCGCCACCACTACGTCGCCAGTCTCGGCGGTCTGCTGCTGACGCACGAGAACCAGCGAGCCGTCATCGATACCGGCCTCGGTCATCGAGTCCCCCACGGCCCGCAGCAGAAAGAACTTCTGAGATGGCCGGGCCAACGATACCGACACCGGAATCATGGCCTCGATGTTCTCAGACGCAAGCAGCGGCAGCCCGCACGGCGCGCTGCCGACCAACGCCACCTCCACCGTCGAGTCCCGATCCCTCGCGTCCTCGGGCATGCGCAGCAGCTGCAGCGATCGATCGTCCCGCCGCTTCAGGTATCCGAGCTCGATCAAGCGATCGATCACGTCTGCCGACGAGCGAGGCGAGGAGAAGCCGAGCTCTTTCGCAAGCTCCCGCACGGTCGGGGCCGCACCGCCATGTGCGATCCGGTTGCGGATCACAGTCAGCGCCTTGCGCTCGACCGAACGCAGTTCGGATGCGACGACTCGCTTGATCATGTCGCACATTTTGTATGGCGCCGTATGCCTTGTCAAGGCGGCCCGACCAGACGCTCCACAGTTGGCTTGTGCACACCCTTTGGGAACGCGATCACCTCGTCGCGATTCCTTCGGTTTCAGACATGGTCGGCGGTGGCGTGATCGGTGCCATCTTCGAAGGCCTCGACGGTAGCTATTGGTATCGAGCGTCGACGAAACTGCTCCGACGGTGCGATGGAAACAGAGGTTGAGCTTCAGAATCGACTGGACTTCGGTATGGAAGCACGCATTGGTGCCGGTGCTGGCTGGCGAACACCGATAGGGTTCGACCAGCGGCTATGGGCTGGCCTCGCGGAAATGCGGGGCTTCGGGTGGTGGGAGCGCCAATGACGGCGCCTCAATATCCATGGAGCCCAAAATGATGACCACGAAGACAATCGGCAGATCCTTAAAGATCGACAACTCGGCCGCCTCAAGGCGGATGTCAGGAAACAAGTCCGGTTTAGCGAGCAGCAAGGCAGAAAACATATCTGCTGCTTGCAAGCGCCAAACCTCGCCGGATCAAGATTCCGGCCAAGCGCCAACGACCAAGCACGCGCAGCTCCTCAAACTCTTGAGCCGTCCTGAAGGCGCCAGCATCGAGGAATTGATTCAAGCCACCAATTGGCAGCAACACAGCGTTCGCGGCTTTTTGGCTGGGACGGTCAAGAAGAAGATGGGCCTCTCGCTGACATCGTCCAGAGTCGAAGGTGAGCCTCGCCGCTACAAGATCGCGGCATGCCGGGGCCGCTGAGATGGGCAAACCAGTCCTTGATGTCGGCGCGGAGATTGCGCGGCTTGAGCAACTCACGCTCGGTGCGCTCCGCGAGGAATGGTGGCGGATACATCAGACGCCGCCGCCGCGGCGATTAAGCCGGGACATGTTGCTGCGCGGGCTTTCCTACAGGCTGCAAGAGAACATATTCGGCGGCCTGTCGAAGGTCCTTCGCCGAAGTTTGCAGGCTTCTGGCCCAAGCACAACGTCACCGTCTGCCGAGCGGTCACCGCGGGCATCGTTCAAGCCGGGCACGCGTCTCGTGCGGGAATGGCACGGTGTCACGCATATGGTCGTTGTTCTTGAGAATGGCGTCGAATGGCGAGGAAAGCGCTACAGATCATTGTCTGTCGTGGCGCGCGAGATCACCGGCGCACACTGGTCTGGGCCACGGTTCTTCGGCCTCACGGCGGAACGCACCGATGGATGAGCGCGCTCGCATCCAGTACGCAAGGCTGACCTTCGCAAAGGTAACAGGCGGATTAGAGGACGCAGCGGTTGTGGCGGCGGAGGGTCAGGCCATTTCGGACCTCGCCACGGCCCGACGCTCATGTGATCGCCTGATCGCTAGTTTGGAAGCTTATCTCAGGCGGCTACGTCGATTGCGACGGAGCCTCGGATGACGCGAATCGCTTGCGCCATCTACACGCGCAAATCAACCGACGAAGGGCTGGAGAAGGAATTCAATTCGCTCGATGCTCAGAGAGAAGCCTGCGAAGCGTACATCACGAGCCAGAAGCACGCCGGTTGGATCCCCGTTCGCGACATGTACGACGATGGTGGTCTCTCCGGCGGGACGATGGAGCGTCCCGCGCTCAAACGCCTGCTCGCTGATATAAAAGTGGGCAAGGTGCAAATAGTGGTCGTCTACAAGGTTGACCGGCTGACACGCTCACTCGCAGATTTCGCCAAGATCGTCGACGTGCTCGACGCACATGGCGCCTCGTTTGTCTCGGTGACGCAGCAGTTCAACACGACAACATCCATGGGCCGTCTGACGCTCAACATGTTGCTCTCGTTTGCGCAGTTCGAGCGCGAGATCTCAGGCGAGCGGATCCGCGACAAGATTGCGGCCTCGAAGGCGAAGGGGATGTGGATGGGCGGCACTGTTCCGCTCGGGTACGACGTCAAGGATCGCAAGCTGGTCATCAACGAGACCGAAGGGAAGCTGGTTCGGAAAATCTTTTCACGATACGCCGAGCTGGGCTCGGTTAGCTTGCTCCAGGCGGAACTCGACGCTCAAGGCCATCGTAGCAAGCGTCGTGAAAGTGTCGGCAGGCGCTCAACCGGCGGTAGACCATTCTCGCGCGGTATCCTGTATCTGATCCTGCAGAACAGGCTTTATTGCGGCCAAGTCTCGCATAAGGGGAACATCTACGATGGCCAGCACGATGCGATCATCGATGCAGAGCTGTGGGACCTGGTTCAGGCCAAACTCGCATCGAACCGGAGAGAACGCGAACTTGCCGTGGGGTCCGAAGCACCAAGCATGCTTTCAGGATTGATCTTCGACAGCGACGGCAATCACATGACGCCGACCCATGCGAATAAGCGCGGCAAGCGCTATCGCTATTACATCTCGGCGCCGCTGCTGGATCGCGGATCCCCTGGAGAAAGTCCCATTCGCATGCCGGCGCTGGAGGTCGAAGGATTGATCTGTGATCGACTCCGAAACCTCCTTGCAAAGCAACCAGAACTCGTTCGGTGGTTGTCGCCTCTTCACCTCACCGCCGGTCAGCTCGAGGTGTCTCTCAAGACGGCTACCTCATTGACGGAATCATGGATCTCGCTCCCGCCTAATGAGATCAGGGCGTTCGTGCAGGATGTTGTCTGTCGCGTAGTGGTGCAACCCCGTGAGATTGAAATATCGGTTTCGATTTCGGGACTGGCGCGGCGTCTTGGTACCAAACTCAAGGTCGAGCGTGACGCTCTCGACGAGACCATTGTTCTGCGTGTCGCCGCGCAACTCCGGAGTGCCTGGAAGGGCAAGCGGATCATTATTGGTGAGCAGATCGGCCCAAAGCCCGATTCCCAATGCCTCAAGTTGATGCGGGAGGCTTTTGCGGCGCGCGCCCTCATTCTCTCTGAAGGCAATGAAAGCCTTACCGCGATTGCAAGGCGACTTGGGAAGTGTCAGGTCCGACTGACGGGACTGGTTCGCCTATCCTATCTGGCACCGTCGATCGTCGAAGATCTGATCTCAGGGCGGCACCCGATTGGCATGTCGGCTAAGCAGCTCTTGCATCTTTCGAAGGATATGCCGGCAGACTGGCAGAAACAACGCACATTCCTGGGGCTCACTGAGGCCGTTACGGCCCCATTCCCTCCGGCGTTCACGGGCCACTGACCCGCAAACGCAAGTCTCCGAATTGGCGCAACAGAGACGGCACCGGGTTTCGGCCCGCAAACGGCGGTCTCGGACGTCTCTTTGTCGGACGAAGAAAGTATCGTGTCCGCCAAGTCGCGGAAAGTCGGGCGGAACTTGGCGCTGGCGAAAAGCCAGCCCCGGCGTCTCTACACTCTTAAAGTGGACTGGCGCATCGCGCAGGATTCGAACCTGAAGCATGCACTTCCGCAGCATGCGCAATTGCATCATCGGCCTGTAAAACCGGAATTAACGGACATAACCGGGACGCTCTCCCGCAGCGAAATTGGAACTCGACTTCTGCCGCAAAGGACGCATTGGTGGTGTTAAGGGCGCCGGTAAGACGGGCGCGGGACTTTCAAGACTCGCCTCGCAAATTGCGGGGCTCTGGGTGGTGGGAGCGCCGATCGGCGTGCACCCTTGAACCCACGGAGCCCACCACCATGACGACAATCGAAGCCCGCGCGGCAAGTAACATAAGCCGAGCCAAGTCCTCGACGACAGCCAAGTCCTCCAACGCGAAAACAACCGGAAAGTCGGCTACGGCGAAGTCCAATTCAATCAAAAGCGGCGCAAGTGATGACCTGCACACGGCGCGCGTCACCAAACACGATCGCATCCTGACACTGCTCAGCCAGCGCGAAGGTGCGACCGTTCCGGAAATGATGGAAGCGACGGGGTGGCAGCAGCACAGCGTGCGCGGCTTTCTCGCCGGTACGGTCAAGAAGAAGCTCGGCTTCACGATCACCACTTCGAAAGATTCGGGCGAGCTGCGGCGTTACCGCGTTGAAGCCAAGCGGGGCCGCTGACGTGACGAAAGCAAAACTCGACGTCGCGGCTGAGCTTGCACGCCTCGGAGCACTGACGAGCTTTGACCTGCGCGGCGAATGGCGGCGGCTGCACGGAATGCAGCCGCCAAAGCGCCTCTCCCGAGATCTCATGATCCGCGGCATCACCTACAAACTGCAGGAGCGGGCGTTCGGCGGACTTTCCAAATCAGTGCTGCGCCGGATTTCCGGGGCAGAGCTTGAGACGTTATCAAAATGTGAAAACCGCAAAGCGCCTCGTGTGACCGTACAGCCGGGCACGCAGCTGGTTCGCGAATGGAATGGGCAGACGCACACCGTTCTCGTCGGCTCCGACGGCGTCGAATGGCGCGGCAAGCGCTACCGGTCGCTGTCGGTCGTCGCACGCGAAATCACCGGCGCGCACTGGTCGGGTCCGCGGTTTTTTGGCCTGACTTCGAGCAAGGGGGCCAGCAATGGCTGACAGCCGTCTCGATGCTGTCTGTGAGGCATTCGCTGAACTCACTGGCGCCCTCGAAGACGCGGCGCTCGTTGCCTCTGTCGGTCAACGCGTCAAAACGGTCGAAAACGGACGCCGTCAACTCCAGCTCATCTCGAAAGGGTTTGATCGGATCGACCGATGCCTCGACCGCCTACAGAGGCTTCTCCGATGACGCGGCTGAACTGCGCCATCTATACGCGCAAATCGACCGAGGAAGGACTCGAGAGGGAGTTCAATTCGCTCGATGCCCAGCGAGAGGCGTGCGAGGCATATATCACGAGCCAGAAGCATGCAGGCTGGTTTCCAGTCCGCGACATGTATGACGACGGCGGTCTCTCCGGCGGAACCATGGAACGGCCCGCGCTCCAGCGCCTGCTTGCCGACATCAGGGCGGGCAAGGTGCAGGTCGTCGTCGTCTACAAGGTCGACCGGCTGACGCGTTCACTCGCCGACTTCGCCAAAATCGTGGACATTATGGACACGCACGATGCTTCGTTCGTCTCGGTGACGCAGCAGTTCAACACGACCACGTCCATGGGCCGGCTGACGCTCAATATGCTGCTCTCGTTTGCTCAGTTCGAGCGCGAGATCGCGGGTGAGCGCATCCGCGACAAGATTGCGGCGTCGAAAGCCAAAGGCATGTGGATGGGCGGAAATGTTCCCCTTGGCTACGACGTTAAGGACCGCAAGCTGATCGTGAACGAGGCAGAAGCAGAGATGATCCGCATGATCTTCCGGCGGTACGCCGAGATTGGATCAATTCGGCTTCTGAAATACGCGCTGGACGAGCGCGGGATTGTAAGCAAGCGCCGTGCGAAAGCCGGTCTCGTGCGTTCAGGCGGTAACCGATTTTCCAGCGGCGCGCTTTATAACCTCCTGCGGAATCCGATCTACCATGGCAAGATTGGGCATCAGGGCAAGGTCTATCCAGGGCAACATGAGGCGATCATCGATCCCGACCTCTGGCAACGCGTCCAGGATAAGCTTGCTGGCAGTCTGTACGCACAAAAGATTGGGGCGGCAGCCGAGGAGCCGAGCCTGCTTGCCGGGCTGATCGTGGACGGCGACGGGCGCCGCCTGAGATCGATGCACGCCGTCAAAAAGGGCCGCCGCTATCGGTATTACGTGTCTCCACCTCTTAAGAGCGCCGAGCGAAAAGCTACCGACGGCTGGCGCATTCCTGCGGCTGACTTTGAAGAAATTGTGCTCGATCGCCTCCGCGCGTTCTTTGCCTCGGAGCAGGAGGTTGAAGAGGCCTTGGCAAGCCTCGACCTTGATGACGTCCACCTTCGGTCGACCCGTTTAACGGCAACGGGTCTCGCCGAAGGTTGGGCAGGTTTGTCGTCGATCGAAATTCGTGAGCTTGTCCAAGCTTTTGTCGAGAAAGTCGTCGTGAGCGAAGAAGGGGTTGTCGCTTCGATCAAACGGGCGGCGGTTGCATCTCGCCTGCTGGAGAATTGCAAACTGCCATCGGAGGGTGAAGCCGGTACGATCGAACTGCGCGTCGAAGCCAAGCTGCGCCGCGCGGGCCAAGGCATTCGATTGGTCATCGGTGGCGGCGTGGAAAATCCCAGTAAGCAGATGATCGCTCTGCTGCGGGATGCGCACGCAACGCGTGAGGCGCTTCTGACGGGACGCGATGCAACGATCGACGCGATGGCGCGGCGGCTTTGTGTCAAACGAGACCATCTGACAGCGTTCATTCGCCTGACGTATCTCGCGCCGCACATCGTGTGTGCGCTGGCGACACGTCTCCCACCAGTGGGACTGACTCCCGCGCGTCTGCTCTCGGTGTGCAAAGACTTGCCGCACGACTGGCAGCGCCAGCGCGCAGTCCTCGGATTTGAGGCGCGATAGGCACTGCAAGCCTCCCGAAAACGATGCGAGTCTGACCGGTCGAAAATTGGCGGCGGAGATAAAACGGGCAATCAGCCGGCGAGAGTGACGGAGAGACGGACCCGCGTGTGGGATGCGAAAAAAGCAGGCGGCTAACGCGCGGAATTTGCGATGAATTTCCGCGTGCGGAAAACAAAAAATATGAAGTAATTTCAATTAGTTACTTGTGGCGCACCCGACAGGATTCGAACCTGTGACCTTCGCCTTCGGAGGGCGACACTCTATCCAG